ACAACCGGCTGCATAGCAGGCTTGCCATGCGAATTCAGGAATGAGCACCCACTCAGCTCCAATTCTAAAGGTATGACCGTTTGTCATAGCAATGTATTTCTCAATATTATCAGAGGCCTTAAAGTTCTTTCTATTCATCCTATCTCCAAATTATAAAAGGGGCACATCCATGTGCAATATAGTCCTAGTGGGTGAATTTAACCTTCGGAGAAGGCAGCTCGACCATCTACCATGTACATAACAACAAGTTCTGCAGCACCAGCAGCAGTTGGAGCAGCTGTATCAATCAGGAGATCAATAGTATCAGCTGCAGTATACTTATAGCCAGTAACTGTAAGAGCAGTCAGAGCAGCGGCTCCGCCATCTACATTGTCAGCATACCGATTGGTTGTGGCACCATCACCTACATGGATATCTACAGTAGCTGTAGTAGCGTCTGAGACGTTGATATAACCACCAATTACGATAGCTCCTTTAGGGATGTCGATTGCCCCATAAGTGCCTGTAGCTGAGATATCATTACCAGTACCAAAAGTCACTGCTACCCGAGCAACAACCACTTCCTGCCGACCTGAATCTTTTGTAATTGCCATCTTTTTATTTCCTCATCATCAACGGTGTTAAAAAAAAGAAAGGGGGAGGGCTACACCATCAAAAACCCTCCCCAATTTAACTACTATCAGATAGCGTGGTTTACTGCAACAACACCAAAGTCTTCAACACTACCATTGTAGGTAGACATGAACTTAGGCTTCATCAGGCCAAACATCTTGTCGACGTTGATGCCAGGAGAGCTGTTGTAGTTGAACCATTTCTCAGCCCACTCAGGCTCACCAAGATCAGCAAAGCCCATGGCCTGTGAACCACAGATCAACATACGGGAGCCATCAACAGTATTACCGCTCCCCCATTTGTCAACACCTGAGGTAGCACCCTTGGTGTTATAAACCAAACGATGCTCATGGAGGATCATGCCATCTACAGTGACGATACCGCCAGTGAAGAAGGGATTCTCCTTACCACGATCCAGGCCGGTAACAACGGCACGCTGGAAGTCCTGATCCTTCTTCAACTGAGCAAGGGCTTCAGGACGGATGAAGGCTACGTAGTACTCTTTACCACCGGCCATGATAGGCTTGACGTAGTTGGTTTTAGCGTAGACATTCAAGTCAACGATAGCCTCGTAGGTCAACGTACCATACTGGTCAATAGTTCCAGTATTACCGGCGGCTAGCCCAGTGTACCCACCAGTAGTACCAGTGACATTCACATGGCGATTGGAGGTGGGGGCTGAAACGTCAGCAGCGAAAGCGAGGGTGTTGAAAGCACCTGAAGCTCGGGTAGAGCCATCGGTGTTCTTATCGTAACCAACGCCAGAGAGGGTCAAGAACATCAGCTGATCAAGACGATTGGCCAGCCAGTATGCAAGACGGTCGCGTGCATGCTCACGGAAAGAGACAACGGTTTTCTGCTCAGCGAGCTTACCTTTCTGACGAACACCATGAGAGATCAGGTCAATCGTGATCTTATCATTGTAAGTCATCATTGACTCTTCGTTACCTTCACGCTCGTTATCTCCGACGATACCATCGTCAACTAGATCCGCGAGCAGGTGCATGATAACCTCTTCACCTTTCTCAGTCTTAGTCAGCTCAGTAATACGCTGAATAACGCTATTCTCTCCAGTTCCTACGAACTTATTGAAGAAGGACTGATCGCGAGCCTCTTTCCAGACATCACGTGACCAGACCAGTTTCTGATCCGCAGTAAGTGCGGCAAAATTAGTTAGTGCCATTTGGCATTCTCCTATTAATTATTAGTATGACTTCTAAATCCAAATTGACATCACGGAGTCTTTCTGCCGATCACTCACTAACGTGGAGGATTAACGAGGTACATGAATTAGAGCTTCAAGGGGCTCAATGAAATATCCATCCAAAAAGTCTTACACCAATATAATATAACTGTGCTATAAAGGGATGACCCGTATTTTTGATACAGTCCTTCATCCTGTTGTCAGCTTCTTTTCTGGAAATTATCTTATTCTTATAATCAATGTCATGGTTCTTACAGCAACTTCCCCATTCACCATCTGGTACGAATGAGCAATGATCCTTCTTCCCCATGACATCTCCTTATGAATTTGGTAGGGGCTTCAATCTCTCTCAAGCCCCGGGAGTTCAGTCGGGCATACCTCACTGCACGGCGTAGGTATTCGTGGCCCCTGTAGAGGACGAGTGGAGCCAACTCGGTGTGGATTCGCCCGGGATCGCCCAGACCTTTTACCGGCACCTCAACTTGCCTTCCACATCTTAATCCCCTCTGAGGATACGTTTCTCTCTATCAGTTAGTTTAGCAAAATCCCGTTCACTGAGCTTTGCAACTACAACAGTGTCAAGGTCTTGGTCTTTTGCCCTACGTCCTGGAGACTTAGGAGGCTGAGCCTTAGATGCTTTAGCATTACGCTTTCTAGCCTCAGTTGATGCAGCTTTACGCTTCTCCCCGCCGAGCTTTGGCTCTTTAACTGGGGGTTTAACATCATACATTGGCGCCATCTTTGCAACAGCTTTATTCAACGCCGATACCTTATCGATACCATTATTGATATATCCGCTCATAAGGGCATTAATAGACTCTACAGCCTCTTCGTTATAAGAATCACTCTCTACATCTAAGAAAGAGTATTTAGCTTCCATAGCTTCAACAGCTGTATCAAACTTACTTTGAGTTAGAACGCTATCCTTGGTAGAGGTGCGTACATCCTCAATCTCTGACCTAAAACGGTCCTGCTTAGCATTGTCAATCTCTTTACGAAGAGCCAATGCATCCTTAACCTCACCTTCAAGGATCAGGTCAATATATCTCTCTTCAGCAGCATCAAAGTCATATTCCTTAACAGGAGGATCTACATCACCTTTTGGTGAACCTTGCCCACTGATAAGCTTTTCAACCATCGCTTCCAGTCGGCTAACACGCTCCTCTTCTCGTTCTCTAGCCTCTCTTTCAGCATCTCTCTGAGCAATTACTTCGTTGAGACGAGAGCGTGGTATGCGGCCTGAAGTTTCCTCTTCATCTTCTTCATCATCGGAGTCATCTTCATCATCAGACTCTTCATCATCATCTTCATCTTCGTCATCAGACTCTTCAGCTTCTCCATCATCTTCGTCTTCGTCTTCATCGATATCTTCTAAATCCTCTTCATCTTCAAGAGCCTCATCTTCAAGCTCTTCATCTTCTGGATCAAACTCGTCACCACGATCTAGGACTTCTTCTTCTTTACTCATAATTTTACACCTTACGTTGTGTTTAACGAAATTCACAGATTAACGTCATGAGGGACGATTTATAACTAAGACAACTATAAGGTGTAAAAAGTTCAATAATTTATGTTAAAGATCCGAGGTGTGGTGGCTGAGAGGGTAGAGGAGCCTCTGTGGGGCCTGATTGTACCTCATCCATAGCTTCATGCCCTTTCATGATACTATCGAGCATAACGGCCACTGAGGGATTCTCAGCAAGTGTCTTAGCAATCTCAGATGCCTTAAACTCGGTTTCGAGGTGCTTAGCGTGTATCTCAGCTTCCAGCTTTTTAACGGTATTTCGTAACTGTTCCAACTCAAGGGCCTGCACCTCTTGTTGCATACGTGCCTGCTCTTCTGAAGCTTCGCCACTAATCTTCTTAGCGATCTCTTCTTTACGAGCCAATGTTGACATTCTCACCATTTCATCATCAGGGATCTGAACACCGAACTTACGCATCTCAAGAGCCTGCTGGAACTGTGCATTCTGGAAGGTCACTTGTGTTGGGATGTCAGCGATTACAACGTCATATTTACCTACGGTGATGTCATTGATGATCTCACCAGCATCATTTTCCTGATTGATTGTAACACTCTCTGGAGAGGGGTTCTCCTTAGAATTATCTACTACTAGAAAGGTACGTTGCTCAGTGTAATATTGCTGGATCAACTTCAGGATCCGTTTAGCTACCATATGCCTTGTACGGAATAGATTATCAATAGCTGCAGCAAGCTGTATGGCGCTCTGCTGTACACGGCTCTGAATAGCTGTCCCAGATACTTCAGGACCTTTACCGCCTTTAAACGTCTCAGTTACACCAGAGATAACCTGAATGAGATCGATCCCTGAGTTAACCATGTCTTTCAAGCCAGATGGGATCTGGTTAGGCTCAATCTTCTCTGGACGATCTCTGCCACGTTTAGTCTCAATGACTAGGCCAGTCTGACCTCCTGAATGCTCGAGATCCTCAACCTCCATATTAGCTAAACTATCTTCATCAGCAATCCAGCCTGAATTAGCTGTAGTGTTAATTACATGAAGTATTTGGCTATAGGTCTTATTAAGCATCTCCTGGGTTTTAATAAGATTATCAACCAACCCTATTGTTACACCCCTTCTGAAATAAGGGAAATATGGGACAATAGTGAAGTGGTCGTATGGGGACCAGTCATCATGAAGAATGACATCTTTAGTTGAAACAGTCCAGCGAATACGTTTAACGAGCCTAGTGATTATCTCATAATCATTATCTTTAGATACTCGCTTCTGCTCAGCTGGAGGCATGTCATCAGGGATAGGGTATATTTCACCTGTAGTGGTATCGAACCAAAAATCACGGTTCTGTAACTTATACCACTGACGTTCAATTACCCGAACATGCTCTTCTTCTGTTTTGTCTTTGTAATAGGCATTATACATGCCAACAGTACCAAACTTATTACGTTCAACCTCTTGCCCATCTTCACCAAAATCAGGCTCATCTATAAGCCTCATAGTCTCACGAAACTTACTCGGGCCATACGTAGTTTTGATATCATCCAATGACATCCATCTAGTGATCATTACATCCTGCCAATCGTCAGGATCATAGCTTTTAGCATCTGGATCAGGGATCACATCTAATGGGTCAAGGGAGGTGATGGATACGTCTCCATACATATTATCATCAAACTCAATACGTACATCAAAGTACCCACGCTGTTGAATGAGGCCATCAGAGAATACTTGGCTCTCAATCCACGGGAATTCATTCTGATCTACAATGAACATCCCAAGCTTAGTAAGAATGTCAGAGGTCGCTTGGTCCTCTTCCCTAGGCTTAAAAGCGATATCCATACGGCTCTGAGTCTGATACCCAATAACCGTATTCACTGTAGCAAAGATAACATTCTCTTCAAGCCAAGGCTTACCGATACCTTCTAAGTATGCCTTAACCTCAGGATCCCATTGACGGCCACCGCCTAAGTAGAAGTCTTCATTCTTCTTAGCAGCTTTCTGATACTCATGATGCCCACGATCAATAGCAGAGGTATACCTGTCCCATTGCTTACGGGCTAATTGTAAATGTGATTTTAATTTTCTAGTAGACATTATGCAGTCATCCATCCTTTAGATTGGAGGGTCTTGAATCTATCCATCCGTATAGCCGTATTTGATTTCTGAGCCCTCGGCTGTGTATAGCCTAGTGCAAAGTATCTAAATGCATCAGCTGGATGACTTGACCAATCGTGTACTGGTTTGTTTTTGAATTCTTTCAACTTATCGTCAAATTCTCGATGGTAGTTATGAAGAGCATCAAGACCTTTTTCACACTTTTCCCCATCGAAATGGCATTTAGGAAGCATCATACGCACTGCATTAACACCATCTTCTATAGGGAGCTTCGGGACCACATTAAGACGAGTGCCTCTGAAGAGGTCTTCAGCCATCTCTAATCTCGTCCTGCCTGTACCAAATTCCGTATGTTCCATATCATGAGGGAAGTTGTGGGAACCATATACATACTTCCTCTCCTGTAAGGCTTTAGCGTAGTGCTCAAGGCCTACAGAGTTATTCTGGTAGAAGTCAATTACATGTACTTCTTTTTTAATTGTTTGAGTAAACCATATAGCTGTGCTATCCCCAATACCTATATCCCACCAAGTGTCTACAGGAACACCTACGTCGTAAGGGACCTTGCCTATGCGCCCTTCTTCCTCAGCAGTTACTAGGTAGTCTAAGAAATAGTAGCCATTAACGTTAACATTGAAGTCACAATAGAACTCTTGTCTGACCATCTCATCAGACATCCCTGCATCAATCTCATCCTGTACAGCTTGTTCAGAGACGTATCTCTGATTGGTTACAGGGTCTACTGAGTCATCAACAGTGACTAGTTGAGTGTACCAACTAGGGTTGGTGAGGGCCATTTCATACAATTTATAGAAATGGTTCTTACCAGCAGGAGTGGAGTTAAATACAGCCCATCCACCATTCTCAGCTAGGATTGGACGAACAACATCCCAAGCCCCTGGATTCTGGAAAGCATACTCTGAAAAGACACATCCTACGGGATTGGATCCACGAACCTTATCGTACTTATCTGTACCTACGATCTGGATGATAGACCCATTAGTAAGTCGAATCTGCATCTCTTGTTTAGAGGTGCCTTCAACTAATTGTTTTGGGAAGTGGTCAAGGAACCTAAAACCATCACCATCAATACCGTCCCATATTACCCTCCGTCCTTGAGCAAACTCAGGG